TAATTAAGTGCCGGGCGATTTTCAGTCAATGATGCAAGCTTGCGCTCGCCAAGGAGGCGAAGCGCTCCGTTGAATAACGTAAGCTTGCTTGTTGTCATGCGCTATGCCGCCATTTGCTTGACGAGCTTTTCAATATGCGCCTCAGCATCATCCCGGCTCTGGAATGAGTCCTCGACAACCAATGCCCCGTCAGATTTATTGACAATCCGCCATTTCACAGATGGACCCGAATATTTGGCCTCATACTTGTCAAGCATAACAGACGGCCTCTTGGCGGAAAGCTCAACATATTCCAGTTTGTGCATCTTAGCCCATAGCTTCCCTGTATTGGTAACGAACAGTCTGGCATAAAAAGAGCCATCTTCCGGCACAACCTCGATAATGTCATATGGCGTAATCTTTCTCGCCACATGCGCCCAATATTCAGGCTCTAGCATATCCTCGATTTTAGTACCGGATGGTGGTGTTACGCGAAAAGACTGGCGGGCAAATTCAGCCCCCATAAAGTTTTTTTCAAGAAGTTTGGCCATATCTTTCTCCAACAAATGTTAAGGGGACAACATACATATAGTACATTGCCCCCCTCTTCTTGTCTAGTAATAGTACGTTAGCTACCAGCAGTTCCGGTCACGGCGGTATCGCCGGTAGAGATTGTCAGCGTGTCGCCGCTGTAAGAAATAGCGCGGTGAAGCGTCACAATTACAGGGGAGGCATCAGAGTCAACAACATAAATCAGGTCATTAACCTTAATGCCCTTTTCTTTCGCATCCGAGATGTAACCCGGAACGTCAACGGCGGTTGCCGCGTCAGTGGAATAGTAGCTCCACACCCCAATCTCCCCAGTGTTATTGGTGAACGATGGGGTTATTAAGTTAAGATTTGCGCTTGAATAAGCCATAATATGTATCCTTTCCTATTAAGCAGCTACATAAGCAGAGCCGTCGTGCTTCATCTGCACAACACCACTGTTTTGTAACAATTTTGCGCCACCGTAGAACGAGCAACGTGACCAGCTATAATCCTGCTCGCCATCATAGCCAATTTCTACCTGCATACCTTTGGTGTCCATCGCACAGCCGATAGCCGCTTTGTTGAACAGATAGCAAAACTCGGTATCTGTGCCTTTGCCAGTCAAGTTCGGGTGAACAATAAAGTCAAAGTTGCCCCACTGGAAGGTCTGCATCAAGCCGCTTTCAAATGGCTTACGGTTGATGTATTCCACACTGGAGAAGGCTTCGGTTTGCAGCAGGTAGGCATGGAACGCAGGCGTGATAAGCGCAGTAACCGCGCCATCCAGTGCTACGTTCGAGCCAAGAATCGCATACGACTTCATCAGGAGAGCCAGCGATCCAGTAGCGGAAGTGCCGGTATCATTCGTAGCCGTATCCAGTTCAGTGATGATAAGGCTGTCAACTTGACGGTTAATAACCGCCATTGACGCTTCCTGCATAGAACGACGTTGATCACCCTGCGACTGGAAGATGTTGAAATTGGTCTTACGGTACGGAGCATGGTACTCAGCAAGCGTCGCGCTAACCTGAGTAAGATCTTCCGAACGAAAAGGGATAAGCCCGTTCGTGCCACGGGTTACAGCGGAATCTGCGCTGGAACCAGAGATTAAGAACGTAGCGGTGTTACCTTTGATAACAGATTCATTGGTAACAGCCTGAAGCAACATCGACTTGCGTTGCTCAAAACCAAGAACAAGCTCCTGGCGATATTGAATTTGTGGTGCGGTAGTAGCCATCATAGCCTCCGAATTGCACGTTAATGAAAAAATCATTCATTACTGCTTTTGGGTTGGCCTTTTATGGCTTTGCGGGTTGTCTCAGTTGAGAGCCGCTACGCTATATGTTGGAGCCTTGGCGTAATATACGGATAAATGTAGTGTATGAGGTAGATGTTGTCAACTAAATATTGATATGCTCATTCCAATCTGCCATTGCGGAGACAATATCACCCCTACTCGGCGACCCCTTATCATCAAGCAATTCGTTGAGAGTGCGGTATAAAGAGAGGGTAGTGTCTCAGTTTGAAAGTTAACTATTCTACAGATGCTTGACCGCTTATGCAAGCCTATGTCATACTGGCGGCATGGTAAAGAAACCCAAAAGACCACGCGATACAAACCAGCTCGCCAAGAGCATCGTGGATATTGCCACGGGTGAAAAGGACGATAAGCCTGTTGATGACGGGAAAAACCCTGCTGCCGTGGCGTTAGGAAGGCTTGGCGGCCTAAAGGGCGGAAAAGCGCGTAAGAAAGCGCTCACGCCTGAGCAGCGACGCGAGATAGCGCAAATCGCGGCGCAGGCGCGGTGGAAAAAGACTGAGGACTAAGCCGCCTTTTCGTCGTCTGCATCGGCAGCATTCTTGCGGAGTTCGATGTCAAAAGCCAAGTCCATTTCAAGCTGAATAGGCTCTTCCTCCGGGTGACTCGCGTTCCAGTGGTCGGCATCATAAGTTAGCTGCAAACCGTCACCAACCATCTGCTCTCTCCGCAGAGTCAGAGACTTCTGCATTTTTTTGCGCGTAGTAGCTTTTTCGTCAATATCAATCCACAGATGCAGCGTTTCATTGCCCTGCTTATGCGGTATAGAGTGATTCACTCGGTACGGCCTCCCAGTAATTTCATCGTGCCGGATTTCTTGGCGCGCGGCACTGGTGAATTGCTTGGCGAGTAGGTCAAGTGGCGATCTGGGAACAGGCAGAGGCCAACCCTTCCCAACCGCAAACTTTGCCACCTCTTTCATGTCCACATCGGTTACGCCGGACACATCTTTATAGTGCCTAATTAGCCGCTACATCTCGTTACTTCTACTACTCATTACTCTCTCCTTTGCGAGTTATCCCGCCGAGGCAATATCGCCCCAGCCATCCGTTATAGCATTTGGTGTAATTATCTCCCGGACAGGAACCAAGTGCTGCCTGAACTTATTGTATTCTCCTGTCTGATGCTGAAGTTGTCCGGCGATAAGACCGGGATGCACCTTCACCATGCGTGACAGACCAATAATATCGCGCTCCGCAAATATTGGGGCTTTGCGGGATATGAAGGCATCCATCATCTTTTTAGGAACACAAAAATCCGCAGCGGCTTCGTTGGCACGGCGCTCCTGCTGCTCAATTTCAGCAGCTTCGTATTGGTGATTATTATTCTGAATGTCCACGTCGAGCATCGCGGTAGTGGTATCGAGTCCATCTCTGTTGAGGACGTGCTCTAATTCATGCCGCAGAACAAAGCAGAAATTATCGATACGGTCGAACCGCATGGTCATGCCGATAACCGGAGAGGTATCGTTCAGCCAGAAGCACACGCCATCAATCTTCGACGATGGTAATGCTTCAACGATTACGAACCGTATCCCCGCTTCCGCTAAGATGCGTGGCACATTCCTAAGCTCTTCTGGAGCATAGAGCAACCCCTGGATTTTCTTTATCGCCGTTTGAACCCCTGTGGAGGAATAACGTGCTACCATCATTTCTTCGGCAAGCGTTTTTACCCTATAAATCCATGCCATCTGTGCAGGGGTGGCGGTAATACTTACCTCGGTTCTCTTAGCTGCATGTGAAAGAATTTCAATGTCCTCAAGACGGTTTACTCCGAAAAAGCGGCACAGGGAACTTTCCACGTTCTTTGTGTCCTTGATGTCATTTGCGTCGAGCCACCCACGTTTAATCATGGCCGCAACAGGGAGGTCTCCATAAAGCTGCGCACGAGTCTTGCGGGTAGGGTCTGGCCGTGCTTCAATACGCGCCACGGCTAAGTCATAATTTTTTTGGAGCTTGAGGAAATTTTCTGCCTCCACACCGAAAACTTCTTCCAGAATAAGAGCGGTTTTTGCGTCGATGGGGCGTTTGCCCGCAACAATTTTGTTTAGCCCCGTTTCGTCGGTTCCCATGACTACCGCGAGGGTACGCTGTGACCAGCCACGCTGCTCCAAAAGGAAGGCGATAAGCTGGCCGGGGGTTCTATAGTCATTCAGGTCGATGTTCATAAGGGCATTATATTACAGAATTTTTTTAATGCAATAGGCAATCTGGTCTTTTTGTCAAACTGAACTTTAATGCTTGACCGAACAAGCAATGTGTGTCAGTTTATCGATATGAATCGACTGAACATACAGAAACGCGCACAAATCCTAGGTATGCTGGTAGAAGGCAATAGCCTTCGCGCCACAAGCCGGATGGCCGATGTGTCTATAAATACGGTAACGAAGCTGTTGGTGGATATGGGCTGCGCTACTGCTGATTACCAATATAACACGCTCCGCAACCTCCCCTGCAAGCGTGTACAGGTGGATGAAATCTGGGCTTTCTGTTATGCCAAGCAAAAGAATGTAAAAGGCGCAAAAGCTGCTCCTGATGGTGCTGGCGATGTGTGGACATGGACTGCAATTTGCGCCGATACCAAACTGGCTGCTTCGTGGATGGTAGGCGGTCGCGATAGCGATACTGGTTACGAATTCATCAAAGATTTATCGGAGCGCATGGCTGGCCGTATTCAGCTAACTAGTGATGGCTGGAAAGTGTATGAAGGCGCGGTTGAGCAAGTGTTTGGTGATAACATTGATTACGCGATGCTGCATAAGATTTATGGCAGTTCTAGCGAAGGCCAGAAACGCTATAGCCCTGCTGAATGTGTCGGCTGTGTGAAAAAGAACGTAAAGGGCAATCCTGATGCAAAGCATGTGAACACCAGATTTGCCGAGCGCCAGAACCTAACCATGCGTATGTCAATGCGCCGGTTCACCCGCCTGACAAACGGCTTTTCAAAAAAGGTGGAAAACCACATGCACGCGGTTTCGGTTCATTTCATGTATTATAATTTTGGGCGGATTCACAAAACTCTAAAGGTCACACCGGCTATGGCTGCTGGCGTAACCGACCATGTATGGAGTTTAGAAGAGATAGCGGGGCTTGCGGATAATGGTAAATGCAATTAACCTTCAAACTGAGACACTACCAAAGAGAGATTGTCTTTCTGTCTTTTCTTAAATTTGGAGTTCTCAATACTCAATTCAATATTTTTCTTCTGTAATTCCTCGTATTTGGCAATAATCGACAATCCGAGCCTCACAATATCATGTGCAGATTTTACAATCTCAGATTTAGCGGGGAGCGCCGACTCGCAGATTGTCCGGGCACCACGTCCTAGGCTGCTGCGGTAAATCTCCTGCATTTTCAGCGCCATCTCACGTGGATTATCACGCCGCATAATGTCAATAAAATTGGAGGCGACAGCAGGAATCGAACCTGTTGGTCGGGTTTTGCAAACCTTCTAAGTGCCACACTGTTCCGTCGCCATACAATTCTCCTATCCTACTTACTCCCTTGCGGCAATCTTTTCTTTTGCCGCTAGCAATTCAAGATAACGAGCTTGGTTCTTTTCCGCATTCGGACCTTTCCAGTAATCGCTCTGCTTGTCGGCAACCTTAGCCTCAAGCGAAGCAATCTCGTCATTAATAGCCTGCCCTGGGTTATTAACAGAATTTGGCATAACCGTTACCGCTGGATTAATCTCATAAGCAGTCTGCGCCAGCCATTTGATAATGGCGGGGTCATTGCCGACAAGCTTTCCGTCCGCCGTGCGTGCGGTTTCAAAGGCAAGGCGAGTTTCTTCCGGCAGGGATTGCAAAAGCCCGTTAACTGCATTCAGGTTTTTCTTGAAATCGCCACCCCATTCTTCACGCAACCCCTCAAGCGACTCATCCTTAAAGGAAGAGTCTGATTCAGCAATCTCTTGCTGTTGCTTGCCGAGAATTTCGTAATAGCTGGCAATGGCGGCTTTTACCTGAGATGGCGTGGCGTTTTCACCGTGCATTTTAGTTACAAACTCATCAATAAGCGGCTTATCCTGCTCGCCGATAACAAGACCGTTATCAAATTGCAGGTCGTATTTATCCGGCGCCTCCGGTATGCCATTATCCTTACGCCATTCAGCAAGCTGCTCAGGCGTCGGGTTCTCTGGCAGTGGAGTTTTCAGCTCCCCGCTGGATTTCTTCTTCTCCAGTTCCCGGTACGCCTTATAAACATCGGCTTCGGACGCGAAGCGGGCGAGGCGCTTTAACTCCTTCTCATCACCGCCAGCGATCCGCGCGCGCCAGTCATCAGCAGACTCAGTATCGCCAACGCCCTTTGTCGCATCGGTTTTATCGGCTGGCTTTGCATCGGCATCGCCATCCGGTTTTTCGCCGGGTTTTGCATCCGTAGTCTCAGCGTCATTTGCCTTGTCGTCTTGCTGAGCCTGATTCGCATCCGGGTTAGCAGCAGTGTCGTTCTGGTCGGTCATAGTTATTCCTTTTGTGGTTGATTAAAGCTTTTAAGTAAAATTTTCGTCATGCGCACGAGCGTTTGCCCCACGAATGCTTTGCCGCACGCAAAATCTGTATCGCGCCTGCCTGAATCACCGGGGCGGTACGCCATATCGTAAGTGGCGGCAGCGACATTAATAATATAGGCAAGGGCATCACGCTGCATATCAGGCGTCGCGTCGCCTCGATGCAACGCTTGTATCAAACGCACATCAGACTCAGAAAAATCGGGGAAATCCCACGGTTCTTTCTTAAGCGGTGCCTTCTGCCTCTTACTTTGTGCTGCCACTTTTCATCCCCGCAATTGTTTTCTTCTTGCCAGTTTTCTTGGCTTTCATAATGGTCTTTTTCTTAACCGACGGCTTACTGATGATGGTTTTTTTGCGCATCTTTGCCTCCGGTGATGGTAAGGGTATGTGCTTTCGGTAGAATATAAGACTCAATTTTTTTAGCCGTTTCAATAACCGATTCAATGTTTCCATATTTGCTTCTTTCGCTTGCCAACTCTAGGCATTTAAATTTTACCCATACTGGGTCATCTTCAAAACGGTGTCCGCTCATTTGCGCTCCGCCGTTAAATATGTGTAATCATACCCCGGCCCCTTCGGCTCATAGCCAAACTTAAGCACTGTCCAATCGCTGCCTAACATATATCCCAAAGTGTGGTTGCCTGTGGCGCGGTATGCCAAATATTTTTGTGCTGAGTCGCTCATTGCATTTTTTTCCTATTCGTTTTTAAGACGTAACCGCGTGTAATTATCCGGCTCATAATATCCATATTCAATTTCTGTCTTTTGCGAAATCTTAAATTTCTTTTCACTTGCCTATGGGCACACCATTTCTAGCATCTCACCCTGAGAATGTTTGCCTGTTTTTCTGTACGGCAAAGAAATCATTACTGCATTGCCCCAGCTTGCGAGAATTGCTTAGCGGCGCTGCCCATAGTGTCAGCCACCTGCGCACCTGCGTCCATAACAGAAAGCGCTTGCTGCATCTGCGCGGCCTCCTGATCCTTCTTGTCCATTGCCTGCATTTCTTCTTCGTCACGGAACCATGCAATAGGCACACCAATCCCTTCAAGCGTATCACGCAATGCCTTGCGAATATCAATCATGCGCGGGACAGTCTGATCAAGTGGTATGGTTTCCGAAAGCATTTGCTTAGCCTCTGCAAAAGACTGCGCTTTCTGGCGGTCAAGATTCTCAGAAAGCGGTGAGCGGAATTGGAAGCGTATATCCTCACCAAGCAACTCTTCGGGTATTTGGTTCATCGGGCCAAAGGCGCCGCCACGCAGTAGCAGTGTAAACGTGTCCTCGCAGATAGAGCCATTATAATCCGCCTCAATAGGCGAGAACAAGGGGATGATCTTGCGCATGTACTCCTTGACGCGCTGCGCTGTTTCAAAGGCAGTCATATCGCCATTCATCTGAGGCAAGCCAATCTTGTCGAGGTAGAACGCCGACTCGATAGCCCTCTTGATTTCCTCACGCATCTGTAGGCCATGCGGGATCCCATTGCTATTAATCGTCATCGGACGGAGCGCCTCACCAAGTCTTTCATCGTATTCAGCATCTACCCACGTTATGCCCCCGGCGAATTGATGGACATCAGTGCGCACCGCCTCTTGCGTCGCCACGAGCGGCGGGTTCACCGCCTTCTCACCTGCTTCAAGCAGAACCAATGTCATTTGCTGAATAAGTCGAGCATCGGGCAAAGCCGCGATAGTTGCTGGAGAGTATGCGTATTGTGAACCAGAAACGGTCTGCCAGCGCGGGACGCTGTAAACCTTAGTCCATACCCCTTCTTCACGTAGCACATGCTTGGTAGCCAACTCGTAGAAAATAGAGACATATGGCGTGCGCCATTTCTTCTCCACCATGTGCGCAGGTACAACCGCATGGTGGACCTCTACCGGCTCAAACATCTTTTTAGGATCGGATAGCAAGTCTTTAACCGCTTCCGAAACATTGCCGCGCATTTCCTGATTTAGCCGATTTGCATCAGGCTTCCATTTGCGGAATATCGGACAAGGCTCACCATTTTCATCCTCATACCATGCCATGTCGCGTAAATGCCAACAACGATAATAGAGATGGTTCTTATCGGTGTTTAGCTCTTTAGAAATAACGCACTGCCCAAAGGCAGTATAATCATGATCCCCCTCTTTGGTTGCACGCTGGAATTTAGCAGCACGGTCATACATTGCATTCCACTGCGTTTTGCTGGCTCGCTCCAGGAATAACTTTGACTCCATCGAGAGAGAATCCTGCTTATTAGTAACAGTCTTAAACCAATATACATCCGTTGGGCGCAGCATAGACGCGAACATATCGCCCATGTCACGGCGAGCAATAATAGGAAAGCTGGTGGTAAGGTTAGCGGCAAAGTCAGTGCCGAGCGAGCGGAATGTAATAAATTCTGCACGCTCAGGATAAAAGTGGTCGCCAATTTCCTGCCATAAAGACAGCAGGCTCCCGCGCTTTTCAAAGGCGCGCTCACCCATCGCGTGAATATGGTCTATATTAGCCACCAAGTTTTTCCGATTTAGCCGTTCCATAATCCGTTAGTATAGTCGATGATCGACCAGTACGGGTAGAAGCCGCCTTAAGCGCCCTCTTCTTCGCCGCCATTGCCGCCTCGTCATCGGGAACAGGCATGGGAGCCGGGGGAGGAATCACAGGGGGTTTTGGCGTGCTTAATATTCCACTCATGGCTTATATACTCCATATAGTTGCATTTTTGATATGGTATAGCAAAATATGGTGGGTGGCAACTAGCGAATACGGCGTTGCGCCATATGTCCCATAACCGCTTTTGGTATAAATTTTTTTGCCGCTTGCCATTTCCCATCCTTCTGCTGCATCACCGTCGGACCATCGCTCCACGCCAATACCACCGCGTCCCCCCTGTCCGGGCTACGGCCAAGGCGCTTTTTCACCTCATCCTTAGACTCCAGTGTGATGCCGCGTGATGTAACTGTAAAGCGGATGGAGCATAGGTCGGACATCAGCTTGGTATCAGGAGGCAGAGCTATAGTCGAGCCGCCATCCTGTGAGGAATCGAGCGCTTCCATAAAGCGGTAATACACCTCAGCACGCTTGTTTGCAAAGGGGTGCATACGGTCTTTGGTGCGCTTATTGCTTGCATTGCTGCCCTTATGCGCCCGCGTCGGTATGCCGTTATCTTCAAGCTGACGCACCACGCCCCCGCCATATCCCCCCCCACAGTCAACGAT